GTAAGTTAGAGGATGCTCGTCCCAACGTACTTCGAACACGACCTCTGGATTGTCCTGATCCCATAGTTTAAAGTCTGCTGGGAAGGCTTCCTCGACGGTGATTGTAGTAGAACCCTCACATTGATGAACAACAGAGGTAGCAGTATAAACACCAGCTTGAGCATGGTCGAAAATCTGAAATTGCATCCCAGATTGGAAACCAAGCGGAACTAAATCAGTATTAATACTGATTATATGAGCACCTGACACAGAAGAAGCTGACGTGGGACCTAAAATCCAAGCCTCACGAAGCTCAAGTTTCTTCGGATCAGACAAAACACCAAGATGCCGGACACCATTTATAACTAGGAGTCCTACTTGATATAAGTTATGGTTATCGTGGAGTCCGAACCCTATGCCGGTAAATACTCCTTCAAGGGTGTAATCTTCAACAATAAATCTAGCAGCTAAAGTAGCTGCTGCTGGGAAAGTAAGATCCGTTTCCCGATGATACATTGTCACAGTTCGGAGGTCAGGCTCAAATTCAGCCGGCAGAGCATCTATCAAGGTGTAAGTTCCAAGGCCGACATCTACATAGCCATTATCTTGACCTTCCAGCAACCATATTGGAGAAGACTCTACCGGGATTTCAGTTCCTTCATAAGCAACTGTCTCACCGGTCATTGTCCGTTCAAAGTCATCCTCAGCGGTCTGGAAAGGATTTTGATTCAAAACCATACTTGTAGGATCATTCAACAGAGAAGAGGCATCTCTCTCGAAACCAATATATCTATGGCCAATCTGCAATGGTGCAGGACGGCCAATCGGTCCTAAGACAATCCCCATTGGGAATCGTGTTGGTATCTCATCATCCTCAGCAATAGGACTTTGTGGAGGTTGTGGTGGTGTATGTAACGGTCCTAAAGGAGGCTGCCCATGATTAGCTGGCATTGTGTGGCCAGCTTGTCTATCCCACTGGTTCAACACTAAGCCTGAAGTATTAAGCCCGGCCAGACCTATCATAGGAGTGGCCATCCAGTAATAATTTACTTTGACTTCAGGTGGTGGGGTGCTTAATGCAATCGGGGTAGCTAAAGTGATTTTACCTAAATAAGGATTGACCTCAGATACCGCAACTACAGAACCATCTACTGAAACTTCCACATCTTGTTTCGTGGCCGGAGTCCCATCACCCCAATCTTTAGTCAGTGGGCCACGTTGAGTCATGATGTAATCACGGGTACCAGAAGAACCTATAAAGGAAACACTGGCATCCTCTACTTCTACTTGACGAGGTGTCTGAACACCTAACCGATCAACATCAACTTGATAAGTCTGACCCTCAGCTGCTTGAGCCATCCTTCTTGATAACCGTAGGATACTAGGAGCTATTTTTACTTTGGTAGATGACTCAGTAACAAAACCAACAGGACCACCGTTTACGCCTGCTACGGTCTTCAATCTGTATGAACCTGAGTTCGGTCCGGCTGTAAATGTGAGGGTCTCTCCCTCAACAGCATTTGCCCAATTCTGGTAAGGATCGTTTAACTCATCACCAACTACAGTAGCCGTTCCGGTTAACAGTGTTGGTGAAGTAGTATATGCTCGTGGAACAGAATCATCCCCAACAGGGAAGAAAAGAATTTCGTCTACTCGGAAGTTCCCTGTGTAATCTTCGGGTACTTGGACAGGGATTCCGTCATTTGTCCCTACATGAAGGGAGTTCGGTCCATCCAGAATCGTCAGGATAGCTCCGGGTTGAATAGATGTGAAATCCCGTGTTGTATCCGTGAACAAAGTTTTATCAACCAGAGTTTCCCCAGCCGTTCCAGTCACACTCTTGGCACCTAACCAAAAACGACGGAAATCTTGATAATGGTAGGTTGAAAAATCATATGACCAAGTATCTGTGAACAACGTCTGGAATGAATCATAGAATAAATGTCTGTAGTCGTATAAAGTATGCCCGGGCTTTAGAGCTCTCAGAACTATCTGAACATTCCGAGCTAACTTGAAGGGGTCGTCAGAAGGGAATTTCTGAATAGGGATATCCACCCCATCGATATCAACTGTACCGGCTTCTTCACTGATGTTAATCTCGAAGGTGAACTGATCATCACCCTTCCAAGCTGATGTTCCTTTGAGTTTCCGGGCTTCGATGCCACGTTCAATTACTTCAACCGTAGCGTCTGTCAGTAACTCAATTCCGTCCTTGATAACATCCGGCCTTGCCCCTTGAAGAAGGAGCAGCACCATTCTTTGAAGGAAATCACGGTATGATAAATCACCCTCAATGTCAGGCCATCCATCAGTTTTGGCATCTGGAAATACCAGAGAGCCAATAATCTGCCAGAGATATTCAGGTCGAGTGTAATCAGTAAAAGCATCAGCCATCATTTCCTGAGCAGTTATCTGGAAATCAGCAATTTCCTCGGCTGCTGACTGGAACTGAAGGGAGTAGAATGGACCGGATACCTGAGAGACCAGGTTACTCGGCAGCACTTTCATAAATGCTGACATAATCCGATCAACTTGACTCCGGACAGCATTTTTTCGATCTTGGCTATCTTTCAGAGAAGATGGGTTCTGAGGAATAGAAGACGGAAATAGATTTTTATCTTGTGGTTTATCAGCCATTAGGTACTCCGACGCCCTCCGCTAACCATTAACGAGGAATCTGTATCCTCATCATAAGTGAAATCTAAATCCCCCAGTTGGAGGTATTGAATGGAGTTAGGGTTAATATTCTTCACCCCTGTATCACCAGACACCACATAAGTTACTAAGAAATCATTATCTAAAGGAGTCACGGCTGTAGGAAGTGCCACTAACACCCTGTTTGCCGTAAGATCAATTCGATGCTGATAGAGTTCAGCATCCGTAGCAAACGGATAAAGGAGAGCTAAAGTTGCATCATCACTGTAACCTTGAATATTCATGCCATCATTTCCGATGATGTAAGCACCGTAGGTACTCCGATTCAACGGAATGCCGTGAGCATCTGGAGTCGTGTTGTATGTTTCCAAGGAAATATAATTAAAATAGACCCCTTTAGTTTCATTAAACTCACCACCACCATTGACGCATCCGGACTCTAACTGATTCTCCAGAATGTAAACCTTAATCAAATCCGTAGCCCAATACGTGATCTCTGTGAAATCAATCTCAGTGTCTGTCAAAACAGGTTCTAAAAGAGCCTGAGAGCCGTCTGTACGCTTCATCTCAGTTAAAGGTACAACGACATAGGAAACACCATCAACTTTATCTATAACCTTGATAATATCCGATTGCCTAACAGGAGTCCCCTGACTGAAAGTACCGAACAACCGAGAGAGTTCTGTCCGAACATTACTATCCACAACAGTCACATTACTACTTGCCGTGCTACTCGTGGTGACGATAGTTGCAGTAATATCAACCCCAATCGGGAAAGAGTCTTTGGCCAGAACATCGGCCATAATATTCCGAGTAGCATCAAGATCCTGCTGGGCTGTCCCAACTAAGGAGTTGACTACATAAGTAACAACAAAGTTCTCATCGTGGCTGTAATCTACTGAAATCGTTTGACCTTCTGTAAATCTACTCAAAGTAGTAGGTACGATGCCTAATGGGTAATCACCAGACTCATCCACGAATGAATAATCAGGTTCTCCATCAGGATGATAAGGACCATAATATTCTATAGACCTTTCCACGTTATAAACTCGAACCGTGATTGGATTAATCCCAAGGTTATCCAGATACTCAGTCCCATCTAACAAGACGTGGCGTTCATCGGAAACCTCAATAGGATCACCAGAAGGGATCGAAATGTATTCACCCACAGGTTGAACTACCTGTAAGTAATCACCCGATTCCTCAGAACGCCCTAAATCCAAAGGCGGGCTGCCTGCAAAAAGCTTGTAATAATCAGGGTCTACAGTCCCAGTAGTTCCGACCAAGCTGGTCAGGGATCGTACTGGTTGACGCTGGAAGACATAAGCACTGCTCGTTCGATACCGGTATGATCCTCGGAACACGTCTGTCAGAGCAATATTCTCCGGGTCATTGTAATCAGCCGATAACTGAATTGTGTCATAAGTCAAAATCTCGACATCAGTGAGATCAAATATTTTGCCTGTGGTATCATCAGCAAACATAAATCCCCAAGCTTCATTATCCAACATCTCCATGATGGGGTTGTCAACTGACAAGTTTGAGTTGACCGCTCGGAATCGAAGGTCTGCTAATGAACCAAGAGGTTCAAATTGACCTCGGTTCACAATCTCAAAGGAAAAAGCAAAACTGTCTTTAATTGTGGCCAGATTTTCACCACGTATCCACACATCTATTTTACCACCTGTGTGTTTTTCAGTTTCAGGGTTGTAATCTCGAAGCATCAAAGAATGCCCTGCATCTACTACGGTATTTTCCAACACACCACTAATATCGTTTGTGGTCTGGACATATCCACGGTAAGTCCCTGTATCTACACTAGAAAGAACACCGTCAGCCCTAGTGGCCAACTGATGATTAGTTTCAGCATCCCGACCACCGTAGGTTGCAACGGAGTTATAACATAAAACTCCTGCAGGACCGCCTTGGAAAGACCTGATTTGACCAGCAGCTAAATTTCCACCCGTGCCTGTGTCAGCAGCTTGAATGAATAACTGAATGAAATATCGGCCTGTAACAGGATCATAAGATGATCCGATGCCTGTCGAAGTAATATAACCAGCAGAGGTAGTCCTGAATGTTTGAGTACCTGCCGTAACAACAGAACCTAGAGGAACAAATATAGAAGTGACAGGCTTGGTTGTAACGTAGGCTGTGATTTCACCACGAGAACGCTTACCAATCAATCTAACAGCCCCCCGTTGAGAAGCCAGTTTGTCGAATGCATTGTCAATCATATTCTGCACATCTATGTTGGATTGCAGATAGAAAGCCTGTTTCAAAGCTAGTTTATATGGAGAGTTAGTTACTTCAAGTGACGTTCCTGTATTGTTAGGGTCATCAATATCAAGTAATGTAGAGAATGCCTGACAAGATTGGACGAACCCCAAGATAAATCGGATACGTTCAGCTTCTGTTGAGAATGGGTCTACAAATACGTCCCGAATCATAGCACCGGGCTTCACATCCAATTCAGGGTGTGACCGGTGAATAGATAAAGTGACATCCTGAACAATCTGCTGTCGGGAAACTGATGGTAAAGACGACACCAAAGGAGATACTATAATAGGAGTAGCAGACACTTCGGGAGAATAAGCTGATTCATATTCTTTCTCATCAATCACATAGAGAGCCGTGACCACATAATATATCGGGTCAGTATCCAACAAAGTTGAAAAATCTGCATAAGGGACAGCTGGGTAAGTCTCTGTTATCAGGGGGGTAGCTTGTCGGTTATGGACAAAAGAAAACCGTTCGAGTTCCTGCACTGATTCAAAAGCAATACTCGTTCTAAACTGCTCCACGGTATCAGGTATACTGATACGTTGATTCAAATCTGTTTGAAAGATTGTCCCTGTTCGGTCAACCTGAGTACTGAGCATATGAATATACTGAGGCTCTGAGAGCATCTCTCCGTCTTCATCCCGTGCAACCTGAGCATCTACACTCAATTCCCCAAGGTCAGCCGTTTTTTCATAAGTGTCCCCAGAAATAACTGGAGATATTGAGATCCTTCGATACCCTACAGCTCCACCACCAGGTTCGGTTGAAGCATAAAATTGATATCCTGTGACGTTGGTATCTACAAGCCCATCCACATATATCTGAACCAATTGGTCTAATCGTTCGACATAGATACCACTAGGAGCTATAACTCCGGCTTTCACATCCTGTTCTAAGGATAGGTTAGCTTGAATGCTTCCTATTGAGGATGTACTCCCGTTGGACATAACAGCTCGGACTTCTATAGGGTTCTCACCCGGAAGAAGTTGAAGGCCGTCAGGGAAAGCGGAAGGGTTAGGAATAATGAATTCTGTCCCTTCAAAGGAAACCATATCAGGATCAGACGTGAAAGCACCCCCACGAAGGGAGACTTGGACATCTACAGTGTCAGCATCCACAATTCCTGTGAAAGTACGAAACGACTGATCGGTCGAAAAAATGTATTCGGTCCTGAGAACATTATCAGGTCCATAGAATTTTGGTGTTCTTGTATCTTCTGTCGTCATATCATCACTCCGTAGGAACACCGTTAATAGTCAGTTGGTTAGGATACACTCTATCGTCTTCCAACCCAACCGACTGGGTTCCCAACATAAGTCCGTTCGATCCCATTAAAGACACCGCTGAAGGTGCTGTATAAACAATACTCAAAGCCACAGGTTTTCCCGAAGCATTCTGAACCGTTACATCAATCAAATATGTTGTAGGGTCTTGCTTGTGAGGAGCTACTTGAACATTCAAAATGGAATACAGCTGCTCCTTCAATGTAACTTTTTGATATTTTCCTTGTTCAACCTGTAAGGATTGGTATTTAGACAAAGCTTTTCGGACATCCTCACTCAGTAACATGGACACCCCAGAGATAGCCTTTGCTCCAATCCTACTCATAATATTAGTACCATACCACGTATGATATGGATTGCTTCCGATGTCTGTTAACAACATCTTCAAACAAGATTGATATAAGAGATTCTCATTCTCAATCATAAGGGACTGACCATCAGTTCCGTAACGATAATCATTCTCAACCCAAGAACCACCACACCGAAGACATCTCTCTGGAATGACTGTATAAGACACCTTGAAGAGAGGATTCCCTTTCACAGGGTAATCAAATACTGGGAAACGATTCACTAAATCATCAGGACGCCTGGCAAGATTCCAGCTTGGGTATAACTGAATACCTCTGGCACCACGTTGATTTGAAGCTCCTTTATTGCACTCAGAGGACCCGAAGCCCAAGGACTCGGCAGCTCGACCACTTACTTTTACATAAGAATCAGGCCCGATCTTTGAACCGTCAGAGAATACTAAATGCCCATTGACGTTTTCGACAATAGCTACTTGAAAACTATTCTTTTTGAGGTAGCTAATAACTTGGTCGGTGGTCATTCGAGCAACCCCAGTGATCCCGAATGAAATAGTTTTGGAACCTACAGGAGTCTCCACTGTCAGAGTGTCATCACCCTCAGTCAGATCGAACGGTCCCGAAGCAGTACTATATAATTGAGCAGCAGAGAACAAACCTCCGGTAGGAACATACAGCTCATCATTAACCATCACTCGGACGGTTCCTGACCCCGCTATAGGCTGCCTTGTGAGTAACGAACGTCGGTCAGTGCCAAGTTGAACACTTTCCTCGACTGTCCGGTGGTCACACGGCCACGCGATTTGAAATTCTCGACTCATTGAAGGACTCCTCCTTAATCCACTGATAGGTTTTTATAGGCTTTACACCGAATCAGCAGCCCATCTCAAACCGGTTCATTTCTGATTCTACGTTCTTAAATGTGAATCCATACAGCGGAACTAGGGGGTTAGGAGCAAAAGAAGAAACTAACCCACTTTCACCTGTCTGATAAATTAGCTGGTACATTTCCTGAACGATGTTCTGTACCAGAAGGTTACTATCAAACCGACCGTCATCAGGTTCATCTACACCACTGACGACACCTCCGAAGGCTTCACGAAGAACATCGTCAGCTTCCTTTGTAAGTTGTTCCCTCAAATCACACTGTTTCATAATTCTCCACTCCATATCTTGAAGCCGGGTTTTGATCTCTTGATTAGCCCATTTCCGAACCTGATGCATTCCGGTAACGATTGTATCAGAATCATATGAACCCTGATCAACACGGCCACCTTGTCGGGGTGCATAATACCGGTCGGTTTTCAACCAACCACCCATAGAAGCTCCATAACCAGAATCTGTTTCTGTGTCCCCGTCTTTAATCATGACAGGCAAATGGTCTTCATGGTCATCCACAGACAGAGGATAAACAACACCGCCGTGAGGAAAGCTCTCTTGTGGGTGCATAAATGGGGAAATATCTAAAGGATTCCCTCCATTAGCCACATAAGCCTGCATCAACATCCCAACATTAGAACCCCTTGTCACATCCAGAGAACTCCGAGTTTCAGTTTTCCCATCTTCCGAAGTTGAAACTTCATAACCAACGGAAACATGACCGATACGATCAATCTCAGCTCGGAGGGTACTTATCCGAGCCCCTATTTCTTTTCGGTTTCGTAAAAGCCAACTGGTCGTGCTTCGGAAATACCCAACTGGCCAAGTAACCATTTTATCAAAAGAACTCATAGTAACCTCCTATAAAACATCTGGGGGATCTTCTTCAGTTTCTCCCGGGGGTCCCGGCAGACCTTCCAATGGAATCCCATCTGAGGGTGCAGCCCCTGCAAGACCATCTTTGGGCTTGAAGAATAATAACAATAGATCGTAAACAAATGACGGCATCAATGGAACTACTAAAGCTAAACCTGCTCCGTAAGCCAAAGGACCATCACTCGGTTTGTATTTTGAATTCATATAGTCAGCCAATAACCCGTCAGTTCCATTTGACACACACATCAAAGCAGAACATGCAGGAACTTGGAATAAATTACCCAGAAGGGACTGAATCAGAGCATTGATTCGTCGGATCAACTGCTGAGTTTCAATAACACGAGCTTCTAACCATTCAATATACTTAATGATTGTGTCAACAATAGAACCGATAGCATTCTTAATAGATTCAATCCAATTACGGATGGTTTCAAGGAAATCATCGATGCCCGGCATTACATCCAAGAATCGGATAGCAATCCACGCCCCGTCATCACCACGTTTCCATAAGTTCCCTGCCATACTCAGAGCAATCTTAGCTTCCTCAATGAGTATGCCGTCGTTATAGTTAGTCAGGAGAGTCCGAGCAAATACAATCCGATTTGGGTTTGAGTGGATGGTATCTATCTGATCTATGATCTTATTGATTTCATTTTGATTTGAAAATACCACAGGAGAACGGTCGGCAGATCCTTCAACCAGCCCTCTCAACATTAATTCCATAGCCTTTTTATTCAGCCAATTGATCTCTATATCCCCATCCTCATTTACAAAAGATGCTCGGTACATAGATGCAATATTGACAGGGAGTGTTGCCAAGTATTCATCAATCTCTGCTTTTGGGACAGAATCCCGTAACACTATGGAATCCCCAGTAAAAGCCTCAAACATTTGTGGAGTACGGCCAGTAATTAAACCATTTCTCTGTAATGCCATATCACCATTCACACCCATACACCAAGGATTGATAGCCAATCCAGATGTCAAATCTTTTCCTGCATCGGTGTCTTTATTGATGGACTCCAAAAGAGTAGCTTTTTCAAAAGCCTCCGTAACATTAGTCGTGTCTATTTCAGCATCTTCAAGGATATTTTTCCATTGAACAGTTCGGAGGTTTGTGGTATTTTCAACTATAAAACTTTCAACATCCGGCTGGGGTCCTGTCTTAGCATACATGTCCTGAACAAATTTCCGTACTCGACGATCAAGAGAAAACCTAAAATCTAAAGGTTCTTCTCCTGAGCGTTTCCATTGGTAACTCGGACCATGTACTCCATCATACAAGACTTGAAGTAGTTGTTTCAAACCTTCTAAACCACAGGCTTTATTAGCAGTACCTTCAACAATTAGCTGATCGTTTTCTATTTTTTTAATCTGTTCAGGGGTTAGGACTAATTTAAGTTCTTCCATTGTAACCAGATCAGGCCGACAAAGGAAAAGGACTACCAGAGCCGACTTAACAGATTCCAAATACATTGCTGTATCAGCAGTTGGGAAAGTTATCCGCTGTGGTTGTGACCAAGCACCGATGTCAGTGACATCTCCACACCCTGTCTTAGGAGGTACCACAATATATCCAGGAGCAGCAGCCATCTTAGTGACTTGTGTATTTGCAAAATCATATTTAAACTTCTCAAGAGCATTTTCATTACAAGCAGCAACTCTAACATAGACAGTGGATGCTTGTTTTGCCCCTTCTGACCCAGGTAAAAGTACAGGTTTGATTTCCACAGTCCCGTCTTCATTAACAACAATATCCCCTTCATAGGGCATATCATCAAAACTCATGTTAAAAGAATATTCCTCAGTGAAAGACTGGAAAGCCACTTCGGTTTTATCCAGCCAGAAAGTTTTCTGGAAATACCCATCCATGATATCAAGAGGGATCGGGGCATTAGCTGCCGGAGTGGTGTATCCATAAATCCGGGTACTTCCTGCAACAGGACCGCCATTTTGAGTCCCATGATTGTAGCCTAAATCCGTAGGTAACTCCAACATACCTGTTTTATCCAGCCCTGTGCCACCATACAACACAACAGGCTTACCATCCGTGCCACGAACAACTCCATAATCACGAGGTTGCTTGCCTTCATCATCAGTCGTAGTGTTTGACCGAGGTTTATCATACTGAACTTTAATCCCATCAGGGAATGTGGATACCGTAATGGCAAAACCATCTGGACCTAAAGCATTCGAGGGGAAGGGGCTGAAAGGAGTATTCTTGTTCGGAGTGTAAGTTTTGAATCGAACCTGAGCAACTTGAGGGACATCTCCTGAACCAGCCAACTGTTTGAAAGCTTCACCCATTGAGACAGGGTGTAAGAGAGCGTCCGTTGCATCCGAACCGTACCTGATTTCATTAATGATAACTGAGGGCAAAGTATTTCCGGTCCATTCCTGCTTGAAGAAACCAACCAGACGCATGATGAATGCAATCAAGCGTTGAATGTCTGAAATATCCACAGACAGATAGAAAAACAATCCGAAAACTTGTGTTCTACCTGAAATATCTGGTCGTGTAGGATCTGTTCTGTCCGTCAGTTTAGCCACCATTCGACGTTCAAAGGCATCGTAACCGCCTCTGATATCATCAAAAGGGTACTCCATGAGTTTCCAGTCACCCGTGATATATATACCCATCTGGCGGATATCGTGTATGAGGCCGTTAATTTCATCAATGATCTTTTGAAGCAGAGACATTATAGGGTCAATGTAAGCCGTCAAGAATGCTTTGACCAGTTGCAGGGAAGCCAGAACGATGTCTAACATTGTAACGAGGAACTCAGCTACACTGTTAATAGCATTTCTGGTATCTTTCAGGAAATCTGGAACTTCGATAGTTACGGTGCCCCATTGTGGTTCATTTGGCATTAGACACCTCCACCATGTTTAAGTCGTTCTACTTGTTCTTTAAGAGATAGTATTTTTTTACGGTCCTGTTCTACAATCCCTTCAAACATTCCTTTTAGCTGC